AGGGACGAAAAGAAACATGAGGCCAAGATGCGCCAATACAAGAAATTTCTTGAAAAAAGAAAAAATCTTGTAAAAACAGCTTGACTTTTATCATAGACGCTGAAAATATCCCCGGCTTCCTGCCCCGATATGCCAAGCCCCTGCATCGCGTCGGCCATGAACCTCATGCCCTCTGAAGCCACGCCCAGCCCTATGGAATTGTCAGTAACGACCTTGCCGAACTGTACCAGCTCCTGCACCGGCACTTTGGCCTCGGTCGCGATTGCCAAAAGGTCGCGACGGAACCGGTTGACAGCTTCGCCTGACATCCCTGCGTTGGTGCCGATGCGGATGATGCTGTCTTCATAGTCGATGCTTGATTTTAAAAGGGCCATCCCGCCTATGGCGACGCCCAAAGAAGCTATTTTAGCGCCGACAGTTGAAAACGCCTGGTCGATAGCATGGGCGGCGCTTACCGCTTTTTCCTTGAAACCCTGCGTGGACTTTCCGGCGTCCTTCATGCCGCGGTCGACGGATTTGGCGGCGCTGTCCGCTTTTTCCTTAAATTCCTCTGTGGCCTCTCCGGCGTTCTCCATGCCGCGGTCAACAGATTCGGTGGCGTTTACCGCCTTTTCCTTAAACCCCTGTACGGACTCCCCGGCGTTCTCGATGCCGCCTGAAAGCTTGTCGGTTAGGGATAGCTCTACTGAAGCGTGTAATTTGTCCGCCATTACCGCGCCCTGTGCATGTCGTTATAAATGGAAACGGCCGTATCATGCCAGCAGCTCAAATCGTGCCACGTGAAATCCATAGCGGCCTCGAAGCTGATCGACGGCATGAGCATCAAGAGCTCTCCGGCCATTCTTCGCAGGCTGTCGACGAATTCTTTTGTTGTGTATCCGGCGGCTCCTTCGCCGCTGCCGTAGGGTTTTCCTCTTCCTGCTCAAACAAATTGATCTGCCCCACAAAGCGCATATTTGTCCTTGCGAGGATTACCGCGCAGTCGGCGAAGTCTTCGGGGATCATCTCCCCAAGCAGGGATTCCGGCTCCCCTGTCAGGCTTGACATAAGCGCAACCGCGGCCGCCACTGTGCCGTCCTCGTACCTGTCGGTACGCAGCGCGTCCTTCAGTTTCGGGGGCTTGAAATGCAGCACCTCTACAGTCCTTTCGCCTAACGTGAGCGGCACGCGCAGTTTGACAGTCTCTGTCGCAAATGGGTCAATCTTTGCCATACGCCTACCCCTACGCCAGCCTCGGGCTGGTTGAGGCGTTGTACTCAATGTCCATTTCGGCGTCGCCCAGCTCGCCGGGCTCTATCACCCAGGCGTTGGGCATCATGTACTGCTTGCCGCCGGTGGTGAAGATCGTAAGGGTGTCCTCCCCCATGTTGCTAAGCTCTTCGACGCCGAGCTTGCCTGTGGCGTTGAGCTTCAGCTTTAACACCGCAAACGTCTGGCTTTCGGTATAGCCGGTGTTTTCCGGTACCTCCCCCGCCTTTGTTTCGCGCTTTGTCCCGGCGGGCTTGAACGTCGCCCCTTTCTCCTGAACCGGCAGCTCGCCAAGGTTCGCCGATATAACCCGTTTTACCCTTTCAAGTACCATAGCATCCCCCTGTTATTTGAATTGAAGCAGCCCGGCGCCGATATAGAACTGGCCTATAAGGTTCGGCTGGTGCAGGTATTCAAGCCTGGTCTTGCTGCCCTTTTTGACTTCGACCATGATGGATTTCTTGTAGTTTTCAAAATCCTGGCACCACTGCTTTTCCTTGATGAAAACTTCGCTGTAAAGCTCGGCAAGGAAGGAACGGAACACGCCGGGCGTCATAACTTTGGAGCCCGAGCCGAAGTTTTCTTCGGTGCCGGCAAGCTTCCAGGTCTTGAACCTCTTTTTCGCTTCGGCGTTGATGTAGGTCCGCACCGCGTCGACGGTTTCTGGAACCTGAACATCCAGATAGCTGGTATCCCTTCCGCCGTCCGTGTTTTCGGTGTAGCTGGTAACCAGCCGCTCGATAAGCACGTTGCCGGTCGTGTCGAGGCGGTAAGTGGCGATGCCGGCTTCAAGCAGTTTTTGCCTTTCCCAGAAAGAAAAGTCCTGGCCGCCTATTAAGTCGGCGACTTTCGTGTCGTAAGTGTTGGCGGCGGGATCGTCGGCAAGGATGCGGCAGGCAGACGCGCACCACGCGGCGGCCCACGCGCAGGGCAGGTCGGGGTTGCCGCTCCTCGGCAAAAGGACAATGTGCGGTGAGTTTACGTCTTCTGCCTTGAACAGCATCGATCCCGCTTCGGTTTTGCTGCCAAGCGCCCCCGTCAGGGCGATGTACATCCTTCCGCCGATTTGCCGCATAGCATCGAACCGCGATTCCAGCTCGTCGGAGCTGTACTTGATATTCGCGGCGTCGCTGAAGTCGCTCGCGAAAAAGTTGTAGCGCGCCTCGCCTAAACCTGCAAGGTAAGGCTTTATATTGGTGACGCCGGTTCCGGCAGTGGTTGCTCCTTCTTCGACCGTCACGCCGGTCGCTGTGGATTCTATGCTGACGCTGTTGCTGTTCCCGACAATGCCTTTCACGTTGCACATAACGGTAATGGATTCGGGATTCTCTGTGTCAACCTCGGCGATGACCGGCAGGGTAAGCTCCGAGTTGACGCGGGCGACGATTGCGGCGGCAATGGCCTGCGCGTCCGCGCCGGCGGCAACCGCCGCCTCAAAGAGCTGGCCGTTTATTCTGATGCTGACTGCCCCCGGCTCGGCGTTGCCCGCGCCGACAGTAAAGCGCTTTTTCCAGGCGGTACCCGCTTCCGGCTCGGGAATCGGAAGCACGTACAGCTCCTCAACCTTGTTAAGCGCCAGAAAGGTTTCCGCCATAATGGCGGCGGGGCTGCCGTAGCCAAAAAGCTGGTGGGCCTTAAACCCTTCAAGCACGTTGATCGGCTTCCCGCTTTCCGCATCCGAGGACGGAAGCTTGTAGCCTATCATCAGCGCCTTTTTGATGTCGCCCTGCGCCCCCGCAAGCGAGTTGTCGATTTCCTGGTACTGGCCGGGAACCAAAAGGTTAGCCGGAATTTGCCTCATCGGTATTGGCATGTTTTACCTCCAAATGCACAGTGTCTTTAGCGGCGGCATCTCCGATAAGGTGCGTCGCGTCGTAGCCTTCAAAATAGTCAAGGTCGTCGAGCCTGACCCCGCCTTCGCCGTCGTCGAATACGGTGTCCCTAACATGCCAGTCCCACCTGACGCCCCAAAGGGTTACGCCGATCTGGTCGAGCGTGCCGGTATACAGGCACTCGGCGTCGATGCCCTCGCCTCCACCTATGCTCCACTCCGCGTCAATCCCACGTAAAACAGGGACCAGCGCCGAAACGATTTTAAGCGCCCCGTCGTACAGGCGGTCTTTATTATTGGCCTGGTACAATACCCAGCTGACAAAGCTGGCGGTATTGTCCTCGTCCGAGTAGCGCATAAGCGAAGTGAGTATCGCTAGGGGCTTGTTCGCAAGCCGCCTGATTTCGGCTTCGTTAAACAGGCCAGGGTGCGCCGCTATGTGCAGTTTATCGTTTTTCGCTAACGCGGCTTTTATCTGCTTTATGGCCTCGTCGCGGATGTCTACAAAATTTACAATCATGCTATTTTACCCCTCAAAAAAAGATCGATGGCGTCTTCCAGCTCGTCGATGTTGTCGGTGCTTAACCCAAGAAACTCCCGGCGGCGCTTTTTGTCCTTCGCGCTCTGGTGGAAGTCCGCGTATTCCATCGGCGAGCCGACAAGGACGCTGTCCCTGCCGGTAAGCTGGCTTTCAATCGTGGATATCAGATGCCCTTCCCGGTTTAGAATGCCGCCGGTTGATGTCAAGCCTTTGCGTTTCTTGTATGCCTCTGTCAGTTCGTGCCAGGGATCTCCGGAAGGATCCTTCTGGAGGGTAAAGCGTTCCCAAGTCTGATGCTCAAGCTTGCCTCCCAAGCTGGTTAGCAGCATCTCTTTGTCGCTGCCCGACAGGGCAAACTTTTCGAGCTTCTTTTGGAGCCTTTCAATTTCCCGAAGCTTTATCTCGACCGCCGCGCCCATTAAAACACCCCGCCTTTTTTAAAGTACCTGCCGTCCTGGATCCCGTCCTTTCCGGCGGTTACGACTTCCGATCCCTGGTAGCCCGGCCCCTCAAGGCCGCCCTGGTATTCGCGGTTGATTTTTTCAAGAAGGGCAAGGCTCTCCTTGTATTTGTTCCGCTGGTTTTCGCTGTTGGTAACAATGTTTGTCAGGCGGTCAAGGGCTATGTCGGCGCAGATCGTTGAAAGCGCCTCTGCAAACTGCGCTTTTACGGGGCGCTTTATTTCCCCGTCCCCGCCAAGGAGCCAGGGAAGGTGCGCGACAATAACCCCCGAAGATTGCCGCAGGGCGGCTTCTATCCTTTCCGCGTCAGGCTCGCCGTCTTCGCCGTTAGGAAGATTAACGTCTGAGGGCTGCATTGATAGAAACTGCTCTACGGAAATCAGGGGCGTCATTCCTTAATCACCTCGACCCAGGGATCGCGCTTGAGTCTTTCCAATTGCGATTCGGTTACCTGGTAGGTTTCCGGTTTCTGCGTAAGCACAAGCCCGGCGCACCGGTAGCGCGGGTACTCCGTTTTGTGCCGAAGCGTTACAGGCTTTTTTTTCTCGTTGGCGGAATCAGCCCCACCCCCGGCGGCCCCAGAACCTTCCTTTGGGCTCAAGGCCGATCCTGCGCCGGGGGCGGGGTTTTCATCCTTCTTATTGTTACTAAAATTTTTTTCATTGCTGGGTGTTGCTTTGTCCGGTTTTTCTTTTTCCATGACTGCTTCTCCTTAAATGTGCGGGACTACCAAAAGTTCCGCAGTGTGGTAGTTGGGGTTTGACTCGCCGCCGTTGATGAGCTCCCTCGACAGGATTGCGCGGGCCGCCGCTTCGTTGGTCGGGCCGACAATCAGGTGGGTCGGCACGATGCCCAGGGGATCGCCGCCGTCCCGCTTGAGGGTCTGCATGGCAAGCCGGGCCGCCTCGTAGTTGGCCGCCGTAAGGGGGGCCTTCGATCCGACCGCCTGCTGCCAGAGGCCGTAGCCGAAGCTGCCGCGGTAGCGGATGCCGTACAAATATACGTCCTTCATAAAGACCGTGTCGTTTTTGGTGTCGGTGATTTCGTCGAATTCGGGCTGGCTGCGCTGCTGGGCGATAAACGGCTTGAGGCTGCCGGAAAGGGATAGCAAAGCCCAGGGGGAGCCGGTTTCATCACCTGTTCCAATAATGTTGGAAACTTCCTCTGCGGTTCCGGTGCCGTCCGTATTCGGGTAGACCGGATGCGCAACGTCAAAGAATTTCTGCCCGTCGTAGCAGAGGTTCGTAAAGCCGCCCGTGATGAGGGCCGCCGTATGGCGGTTCATGAACCGCTCGTACTCGTCGGCCATTTCCCGCGCCAATACCCGGTAGTGGCCCAGGTTGTCGTCTTCGATGTCGGTGCGGTCGACCCCAAGGGTAGACTCCCACTTCTTGTTGACGATCTGGTAGGCGAATTCCGCTATGTCTTTTATGACGCGGTCGCCGATCCATTCCCGCAGCTGGGGGAAGGCCCCAAGCCAGCCGTAGGTGTTGCTCTTTGT